AAAACCAAAATCAAAAGGTGGATTACACAAACAATCTTTAGTTTCAAAAAAAAAATATTGTAAAAACTTTTTCTTTTAATTTTATAACCAAACAAACATTTTATTTTTTTTTTTATTTTTTTTTTTTTAAATTTTTTGGGGGATTCTGGAATTTCTATTTATTTTAATAAAAAGTTTTTTCAGAATCCCCCCGTTTTTCATATTATAATAATGTGGAATTGTTTAAACTTATTCACTTTTTGGATTCCATATATATTTTTTTTTATATTTTTTCATTGTTAAATTATAATGAAAAAATGAAAATATTTTTAATAAATAAAATATCTAATATAATAATATAATATTATAATATGGTTTTTGTATATCAAATAAAATTTGTAATAGAAAAATGGTTAGAAGAAAATCCAGATAAAATAATTAAAGGTTGGAAAAGTGCCAGTAAAGATAAATTATTAGAAATATTAAAAAATAATAAAATTAGTATGTCAAAATATAATTATCCAACTAAAAACCCATCACCAGCGCCTCGCCCTGTTGGTGATGTTTTAAAAAAATATGGTAGAAAGAAAAATACACCAGAACAACAAGAAGCAACAGAATTGAATATTTCAAGTCATAAAAATCCATTACACGCATTACAAAAATACACTAATAAAGAAGGAAAATCAGAATATATAAATTTAGAAAAACATCAAAGAGATTTAATAAAACAATTTGTATATTCAAATTTAAGAGGATGTATAGCATTTCATGGTGTAGGAAGTGGTAAAACATTAACGGCGGTCGTTTCATCATTTTTATATTTAAAAATGTATCCAACACATAAAGTAATTGTTATTAGTCCTTCAGCATTATTATTTAATTTTATAAATGGAATGATTCAATATGGTTTAGATATTGGAGATAATAGATATAGTTATTATACTTATGATAAATATATTAGAAAACCACAATTAGCAAAAGATAGTTTATTAATTATTGATGAGGCCCATAATTTTAGAACTGAAATTATAACACATAAAAATGAAAATGAAGAAACGGGAGAAATAGAAATTGATATAAATAAAAATAAAAGAGGTTATAAAATAATGGAATATGGAAGCAAGCACGCACATAAAGTTTTATTATTAACCGGTACAGCATTTGTAAATTCATTATATGATATTGAAAATTTATTATCAATGGTAGATAATAGACCACCAATAACAAGAGAAGATTTTGAAAGAGTAATAACAAATGCGGAAAATATAGAAGATTATTTTAATTATAAAATTTCATATTATAAAACATCCCCAGAATCTGTTTATTTTCCTACAGTAAATAAACCCCATGAGCAAATAGTACCAATTTATATGACAAAAGAACAAGAAGAAGAATATAATCAAATAAAACAAACAGGAAAACCAGAGACAGAAAGTACAAGACCAAATAATTTTTATAATGCCGAATTATACGCAAATAATGCTATTGATGAAGAAGATAATCCAAAGATAAAATGGGTTATTGATAAAATTAAAGAAAAACCAAATGAAAAATTTATTGTTTATTCCACTTTATACGGTTCAGGTGTTAAATTAATTTTATCAAAATTAAAAGAATCAAATATTGAATATAAAACTATTACAGGGAAACAATCAACATCAAGTAAAGAAGAAAGTAAAAGATATTTTAATGGTTATAATTTCGGTAATGATAATTTTTTTAAAATTGATGATGTTGATGAAAATTTAAAAAAATATATTAATGATACATATAGAGTTTTAGTAATTACAAAAGCAGGAGCGGAAGGTGTAGATACAATAAACTGTCAAAATGTTATTTTATTAAATTCATTATGGAATGATGCCACGGGTGAGCAAATTATAGCAAGAGCCGTAAGATTTAAATCACATTTTGGATTAACAGAGGATAAAAGAAAAGTAAATGTATATCGTTTATTACTTGCTAAAAAATCAAATGAAAAAATTATTGATATTTTAAAAAATCCAAATTTTAAACAATATTGTAATTTAAAAAAAGAAAAGAAAGATGAAACAGTTAAACAATTAAATTTATTAAAAGCAGATGAAGGAGCATATAAACCAACTGTTAAAGAATTAAAAGAATTAAAAATAGGGACATCTAATAAACCTTTTATACCTAATGTAACAAAACCACAACAAAAAATAAGAATTGGTAAAAAATGGAAAATGGTATCAGATGGGCCGGATGGTTGGGATAAATACAACGAATTAAAAACAAATGAAGAGCGGGAAAAATGGCGTATTCGTTTATATAGTGAATGGTTCGGACGATATGGAAAAGAAGAAATGAAAAATAATCCTCTAAAAACAGAATTATATAGTTGTACAGCAGATATATTAATGTATGTAATGGCTAAAGCAAAAACCGAAAATATAGAGAGTTTTTGTTCTTTATTAGGAACTGATATTTCATTATTTGAAAAATATCAAAGTGCTATTTTACCGTATATAATGGAATTAGAAAAAAAGACAAAAAGAGAATTAACAGAAGAAGAACAAGCAGAAATTTATGCTAAAATATTTAGAAAAGTAGAACAAATTATTTTAGGTACTAAATATGAACCAACAGAAAAACAAGAGAGAAGTAAAGAAGAAAAATTACAAGAATTTTTTACAAATGCTTTACTTGCTAAAGCAATATTAGATAAATCTTCTATAAAAAATAGAAATGATAAAATAACAATATTAGAACCAACAGCAGGAGATGGAGCATTAGTTAGACCAATATTAGAATTGGGTAAAGATGCTACAATAGATATGGTTGAATTAAATAGATTAAATCGTGAAAGATTAAAAGAATTAATAAATGGACCACCACAACAACCAGCATTATTTTTAGAAAAACAACCTAATTTTTTAAAATATGAAAAATCTACAAGATATGATTATATATTTATGAATCCTCCGTTTCATTTAAAAAGAACTGAAAACGCAGGATTATTAAAGGATACGTGGGATTTTGATTTTGTAAAAAGGGCGTTTGCGTTTTTAAAAGTTGGAGGAGAATTAATCGCTATTACATCACAACATTATAAATCAGAAGAAAGTATGGTCAATTGGTATGAAAACAAACATAATAAAAATGTAGAAATAACAGTTAATAAAAAAGAAAAATTTGTTTCTTCAACTGGTAAAAAAGCACAACTTGATATTTGTATAATTAAAATTACAAAAACAAAAACAAATGAAGATTCTGATATTTTTAATATAGAATTTTATAAAAATTCTAATCCAGATTTAGGACAACAAATTTTAAATAATGAAGAACCAATAGTAAATGTCATAAAAAAACAAGAACCAAAAGAAGAACCAAAATTAGAAATACCAGAACCACCACCAATAAAAAAAGAATTACCAAAAAAGAAAAAATATATAATTATAGATGATAAACCAAAATTAGAAATACCAAAACCAACACAACAACCCGCAAATATAGAACCAGTTGTTAATAAATTAGAAGATAAAATAAAGGAATTTGAACAACTAGGACAAAAATTTGGAGGTAAATATGACGCATCAACATTAATACAAGTTATAGCATATATAGCATTATTATTAGAATATGAGCGAAAATGTGCTATTCTTACAGAAAATTTAGAAAAAATAAGAATAAATAATAAACCCAAAGGTTCAACAAATAAAATATTTTTTGACAATGCTAAAAGTTTATCAACTGATTTATTAGATTGTATAAAAAGAGATGATAAAATCATCGGTATTCCTTTATCATTAACATTTGGTAATTCAAGGGTTGGACACGCTAATATGTTAATTTATAGACCAGATGATAGAACAATAGAAAGATATGAGCCCCACGGTTCAGGATTCCAACAGGGAGGAAAAGATGATGAAATATTTAATAATATTTTAAAAGAAATGTTTGAAGTAAAAATGAAACCATATTTAAAAGAATATACGCCAAAATTTTATACACCCGCAGAAATATGTCCTATGATAGGATTTCAAAGTTTAGAAAATCAAATAAAAGAATTAGAAGCAGAAGGCGGGGGATATTGTGGTTTATGGTCTATATTTGCTTTAGAATTAATGTTTTTAAATCCTACAATGAAAACACCCGATATAATAAAAACAGCACTCAAAATTACTAATAATGAACCAAAATATATAAAAAATCTAATTCGTGGTTATGTTATAAAAACAGAAAAATTATTAGATAATTATATTAAAAAAATAGATAATGCTCAAAGTTTTAATTTTGCTGAAGGAGAAGGTACATTATTATCATTAAGAAATAAAATACAAAATAATTTATTAAATTTATTAATAAGTTGGGATAGTTCAAATTCTAATATTGAGAAAATAAATAAAATAAATTCATTTATAGATGTATTAAAAAAACATTCTTCAAGTCTTGATAGAATGTTAAAAGATTTATATAAGTCTTCTTTTGGAAAAAATGCTACTGATGATTACAAAATCAGAATTATAATATCTTACATACAAGCTGGAAAATTTTCACAAGAAGCAATATTAAATTATTTTAATAAAAATAAAGGTTCGGGAATATGTCCTAAAACTGGTAAATGTAAAAAAATAACAAAATGCGGAAGAGTTAGAATATAAGACATTCAAACATTATTTTATTTTTTATTTTTCTTTTTTAATTTTTGGTGGGATTCTGGAATTTCTATTTATTATAATAAAAAGTTTTTTCAGAATCCCCCCGTTTTTTATTTATATAAAATAATATCTTATATTATGTTATATATGCCGATAACAAATCATAGTATTTTATATCCTCCAATTGTAAGTAATAAAGAATTATATGAAGATGTACGAAGATATGCTGATAAAATATATAAACATCCCTCAGCCTATAAATCTATGTATATTCAAAAATTATATAAACGTCTGGGAGGAACTTATAAAGATGACGGTAAAGAACGTAAATTATTAAGATGGATAAATGAGCACTGGGAAGACATATCTAATAAAAAATCACCTCATTATCCGGTCTATCGTCCAACTGTAAAAGTTAGCGAAGATACCCCTTTATTAGTAAATGAAATAGATAAAAATGATTTAAAAAAGAAAATAGAACAAAAGCAATTAATAAAAGGTTTCAAAAATTTAACACCATTTAAACATAAATAAATATTTTTAATTTTTATATAAACTAATATGTAATATTAATTTATATGAGTGATTGGATTCAAACTTATGATGCTGTTTTTTTCGTCACCATCTCTACATTAGTTTGTGGTTCATTTGGTCTTATTGTTAGATATTGTTTAAAAAGTAAATGTGATGAAGTTAATTTATGTTTTGGATTAATAAAGGTTCATCGTGATGTAAAAGCAGAATTAGAATTAGAAGAGAAAGAAATTGAAGCAGGTTTAGATGATGAATCTGATAAGAGTAAAAAGTAATATAATACAACAATTAAATAAAATAGATTCATTTAATTGCTGTTTCTGTTCATCAATAATATTTTTAAATTCATAATATTGATTTAGACAACATTGATTACAAGGAAATTTTAACATTATATATTAGATTGATAAAATATTTTCAGAATCCCCCCATTTTCCATATTATATATGTATATAAATAAAAAAAGAACATATGATTATAATATTTTAGACATATTAACTTAAAATAAAGGGGGGCTAAATATCTAAATAGATATTTCATTAGATATTTACTAATTAATATCTATTAAATATCTAATTTTATATATGTATTTGATATTTAACAGTAAATATTTATAAATATTTACATACACATATCTATTATATATCTATTTTATATCTATTTTATATCTAATATTAGATATTTAATAGACTAATATCTAACAAATATATAAATAATATCTAAATTAGATATTTAAGCCCCTTATTTTGAATATATAATAATAAAAATAAAAATATAATATATAATTATATATATATAATGTTAGAAGAATCCCCCGATGTATTTTATGTAGATGTTTTAGTCAATAATATTAATTCAAATTATAGTACAACATCAACACCCGCAGAATATAATGAAACCCGTACTATTCCGTGGTTATATAATCCCGATAGATATTATGGTGCTATAGTTCAATTTAATATACAAAATACAAATGTGCCTGTCATTGATATTCCTATCGTCCCAAATCAAGGAAATATAAATTTAACAATATACGATATAGTTTTAGAATATAATGGAACTGAAATATATCAACCAGTTATTTATAGTCCTCAAAATAAAACAGCAGGACTACCACTACCACCTAATCAATACCCTGATGGATATCAAGAAAGCGATACTGGGTATTATGAAGTATATTCATATAATTATTTTTGTAGTCTTGTTAATACTGCTTTTGAATCAGCATATAATCAATTACAAATAGCATTTCCAACATTACCAGATAATCAACAGCCAATTATAAAATATAACTCTACTACTCAATTATTTTATATTACTTGTGATAATACTTTATATAATCAAGATGTAGCGACTCCTCCAATAAATATATACTTTAATGGCGCTTTATTACATTTATTTTCTTTTCTACCATCCTCAACTGTATATTTAGGTAATCAAGCATATGAACAATTATTAATAAATAATACAACATCAGTCATTAATAGTAATATTTTAACATTTACTCAAGAATTACAGAGTATAAATTTATGGTCTCAAGTTACCTCTTTAGTAATTACGACTCAAACAATACCAATAATAAGAAGTCAAACATTTTCTCCTGCTCTATATTATAGTGGAATTCTTGAACCATCTAATAATAACAGTCAAACACAATCTATTTTATTAGAATATTCTGTTGAAGATTCAATTTATACAAAAAATATCGTATATAATCCAACCGCCCAATATAAACTTTTTGAATTAGACGGACAAAGCCCACTTTATAATTTAGATTTAAAATTTTATTATAGAAGTACATTTGGTAATATGAACCCTATCTATTTAAATAGTGGTTCAGCCCTTTCTGTTAAATTAGGATTTTTTAAAAAGTCTAAATTTTCTAATCTAAAGAATTTGAATTAAATATATAAAATAAATATTTCTAAAAAAAAAATATATACATTAATTATATATAATATGTCTCACGAAATTAAAGCAATTAATATTGTTGATTCTAGAATAAACGATTTAACCAATGATATGACATTTGGTGTTTTTGATGGTGCTTCACAGTGTACCTATCAGCAATTCCCTTTTAATTCAGCATCTAATTCAAATCTAACTGCGAACATCCAAATTCCATCTGAGGCGATTGTTTCAGATGCTAGAGTTTTATTAAAATCTGATTTAAATTTAACAATTCAATGCGGTAATGTACCAGCAACTAAACAAGCATTTCAATATGGATTAACTGATTCATTAAATAGTTATCCGCTTCAATCACTTTTAACTACTTCGCAAGTTACAATCAATAACGCAACAAGTTCTACGAATACTATTGATGTTTTAGCATTTATTAAATTACTTGAAGACAGTAAAAATTCTGATAAAATAAATTCTACTTCACCCGATTATGTAAATGAATATTGGGGTTTATATTCTGACGCTATATTAACTAATTCAAATCCTATGGCATCTTATAATGAAGCAAGTTATGATAATGCTAGAATTCCAAACGGTGCTTATCCTGCTACTATTACAGTAAATCATTATATCGCGGGTGTTTATACTGATTCAAGTCTTATTTCAACTGCTACCACTGATACGTGGGTAATTTATATAACATTTAAGGGATTAACTGAACCTTTTCTTTGTCTATCACCTTTTGCTAATAAAGACTTTAATAAAGCGGGTTTATTAGGAACAAATAATATCGCTATGACATTGAATGTTGATAGTGCTTGTAAAAAAGTATGGGCTACTGGTAATTCTTATGTAAATAGTGGGGGTAATGGGTTATCATCTTATATTACTAATATTACTTTAGGTAATCCATCAAGTAATGGTCTAGGTTTTACCAATTCTAAATTAATGTTCAATTTCTTGACACTTTCAGATTTACAATATTCTAAAGTTTCTACTCGTTCAGTTACTAATTATTCAGATTATTCACGTTATATAAGTCCTGCTTCATCTTCTCCGGTTGTTCCTGCTGGTGGTTCTGGTTCTGTAACTTTTCAAAATATTCAACTAAATCAAATTCCAAATCTGCTCGTCTTTGCTTTACGTGTTCCAATTTCTCAGCAAAACTGGGCATATACTGACTCGTTTCTTAAAATTAACACTTTAAGCATCACGCTAAATTCTGGCGGTGTCTATTCAAAAGATAGGCAAGTATTATGTTATTAATTTAACATAATGCGACACGTCCAAATTGCGGGAAAGTCTCGTTAGGTCTATAATACTAAGTTATATAAGAAATTATATAATGGCTATAGTTAACCACTATAGGTATAGTAAAAAGTTATAGAATAGAGAAAATCCGCATCCAAGCTCCTAAATCCGATATTGTGAGGACATGGAGAAGGTTCAACGACTAAATGGAGGTGGGGATGAGAAGATTAACAACCTTCTATGATTCCTTAAGATATAGTCTCGTCTTTGCCGAGAGGTAAAGTTAAGATAACGAAATAATCAATCTGGGCTTCTTGCTAGTGCTTTAATTGAAAATATATATAATATGAGCGTTGATTCTGGTAGCCATCAATCTTTTTATGCTTTTAATTCAAGGGCCAACGCAATACAAAATGGCGTAGCCGTAACTGTTCCTACAATTGGTTCAATGATTTGTATTAATCCTTCTAAATATCTAAGTCTAAATCCTCTATTAAGTAATTCTAGTATTGGTCAATTCAATTTACAAATTACAATTACATCATTCGAAAATCAATTTCCATTTTCAATTCAACCAGAAGGTATTATTATGTGTCTGAATAGCGGTTATTTCGTAACTGAAACAGGAAGCAGTAGTATTTTTACTGCTGTACTTGATAGACAGATGGTTCTTGATGCTAAACAACAAGAACATCATTCTATTATTGATGAAGAATTATATAAACGAACTGTAGGAGGAAAACTACACCATGGATTCGCTGGAGTTTCTAAATTTTTTAGAAATATGAAACCACATCATATTATGAAAAAAGGAATGGAAATGATGGGAATGAGTGGAGATGATGAAGGAGGAAAACATCATAAAAAACACCATATGTCTAAATCAAAATTAAGTAAATTATTAAGATAAAAATATATAAATTATTATTTAATTATTTTTTTAATTATTTTTTATATGTATAATATATATATATAAAAATGTCAATGTTATCAAATCAAAAAATTATTAATGAACTAAAGGATATTACTAATAGTTTCATTAAAACTCGCCCTGAAATGGATATGAACGCTTTTGTATCATCACAAAAACAACCTTATAATTTGGGAGATAGAAGAGGAAATCATCCTATTAATTTTTTAAAAGGTGGAGGTAGTCCAGCATTTCAAAAACACCCTTTAGGATATGGTAGTATTAATGGTAATACTTTACACCCTGACCCATTATATAGTGGTGTTGTTTATAGACCAATTTTAAATAGAGGCGGGGCTATGTTAGGTAAAATTTTACCTTTAGAAGGCGGAGAACATAGTACAAGTGAATATTCAGATAATGATTCAGAATGTGAAGGTGGAGATTTAATGAGTGAAAGTTCAGAAGGTGAATTTTCAAGTGACGATGAAGGAGAATTAGGAGCAGGGATTTATAGTGATTATATCAAACCAGCGGGTAAAGCATTAAGTAAAGGTTTATATAATGTCGGTAAATTCGCATTAAATGATGTATTATTACCAGTTGGAAAAGAAGTCGGTAAAGAAGTCATTAGAAAAGCAATAATGGGGGCTTTAACGGGGGCTGGAATGAAAGGGGGATTAAGTGGAACTAAAACAGAATTAAAACATATATTAAAAAAGATGTACCCACATTTAAATTTAGATAAAATGACAAAAGCAGAAATTATTCAAAAAATAAAAGAAGATGATGAATATGATGAAGAAGTTGAATTTATACATCCTGAAGAACCTAAAAATTGGCTTACTAAATATTGGGACGATGAACCAAAAATTGAAGAACCTAAAAAGAAAAAAGGAAGACCCGCTAAAGTTAAAGAGGTAAAAGAAAAAAAACCAAGAGGTCGCCCAAAAGTTGAAAAACCTGTAAAAGAAAAAAAACCAAGAGGTCGCCCAAAAGTTGAAAAACCTGTAAAAGAACCAAAAAAAAGGGGGAGACCTTCAAAAGTAGCAACACTACAAAAAGAACCCGACCATTTAAAAAATTTAGATGATATATTTAATGAACATCTAAATAAACCAGAAGATAATGAAAGAGCAAGAAGAGGCGGAAAGATTGAAAAATTAGTAGGTAATAAAAAAGGTAATAGGACAAGGGGGGCAATTGTTGCCGAAGTCATGAAAAAACAAGGTTTAAATTTAGCACAAGCGAGTAAATATGTATCACAACATAATTTATATTAATCTATGATTTAACCATTCTACATTTTTTCTTATATTTGGATAAGCACCCCATAAAATATAAGCGCTTAACATTGAAGGACTCATAATCATATTGTCTATTAAATATCTTTCAGTTTTATTTTCATAATGTCTCATCCAATAATTAAGACGTTTTTTAATGTCATGGTGGTCTATATATGTAGAACCAAATGTACCATCGTCATTTTTTAATCCAAAATCAACATATGAACCATCTTCTAAAATAGCACGTAATCGTTTATGTTTTATTGGTGATTGTTCTATTCTTATTATTTTCATATTATAATAAGAATATATTTTTTTTAAAATTATTGTTTATATAAATATTTCTTTAAATCATCCAACGAAATTAAATACATTTTACTCTTCCACCCATCCCCTCCATTTACGAGTCTATTATATTTTTTATCATTTATCATTTGTATTAAATCTTTAGTTGGTATTAAATATAAATCAAATAAATCATTAGGTTTTATTATAAAATATGCGTAAATTTCGGCTTCTGTTGTTGTAATTCCTGAAGGTTTATCATTACACATATACTCAATAGCAATATTATTAGTATTTATTGCTCTTCTATCTGATTTTACTTCATATTTAGTTGTAATACCATCTTTAGTAATTGTAAAATCATATTCTTTACAATATCCACATTGATAATGAAAAGAATCATAATTTAACATTTCTAAAAGTTTTTTTTCATATTTTTGTCCAAGTTTTAAATCATTAATAAACATTCTATATATATAATATAACTTAGATATTTTTTTTTCTTTTTAAACTTAATATAGAATTTAATTAAACTATATATTTTTTTATATATTATTCCATATTATTATAATCTGAAAACGGGGGGATTCTGAAAAACTTTTTTATTATAATAAATAGAAATTCCAGAATCCCACCAAAAATTTAAATAAAAATAAATAAAATAATGTTTGAGTGTTTTTTGAATATTTTTTATTTAATTTATATACTAATAATATATATAAAATGGATTATATGATTTCATCAGATGATTTAAAAAATGTATTAGGTCAAGATTTACGAATAATAAAATTTCAAGATTTACAACAATATAATGATATATATCAATTATTACCAAAACAAAAAGATTATATTGTTGTATTTTTTACTGATGATATTAAAAATGGGGTAAATATTGGTCATTGGACTTGTTTAACAAGATATAAAAATTATTTTGAATTTTTTGATAGTTATGGATTAAAAGAAGAAGATGAATTAAAATTTATTTCAAAAGAGAAAAGACAAAGATTTAATGAAAATATTGATTATTTACATAATTTATTAGAATCTGTTAAACATTCAAATAATAAATATGATTATCAAAAATGGGATAATAATATAAATACTTGTGGTCGTTGGGTTATTCTAAAATTATTTTTATTTCAAAATGGATGTTATACAAATAAAGAATTTCATAATATAATAATGAGAAAATATTTTAAAATGAAATTCAAAAATTTAGATTCATTAAGTGTCTATTATACTGAATAAAAAATATATAAATTATATATTTTTATATAAAAATAATATCTAAATATATTATATATAGATATTATAATGAGTAAAAGGGAAATTTCGGAGACATCAAAAAATATTTATTCAAAAAATATTTCAAGATTAAATGATGGAGAACCAATAAAAAATTATAACTTTTTAAAAAAAACCGAAGTTATAATGAGTAAAATTAACCATCTTAAACCAAATTCACAAAGAACATATTTGATTAGTATCGTATCAACTATAAAAGGTTTAAAAGGATTTGAAAAAGAATTTAAAATTTATTATGATAAGATGATGGAATTAAACAAAGATTTAAAAGTAAATAATACAAAATCAGATGTTCAGACTGAAAATTGGATTAGTCAAGATAAAGTAAAAGAAATATTTAATGAATATTCTGTAAAGGTTGAACCATTATTAAAATTAAAAAAAGTAAATGAGAAAGAATGGGATGATATATTAGATTATGTTGTTTTATCATTATATGTTTTAAATGAACCCCGTAGAAATAAAGATTATCAGGTTATGCGGGTTATAAAATCATCAAGAGATTTATCAGAAGATTATAAAAATTTTAATTATTATTTACCATTAAATAGTAAGTTTTTATTTTATAATTATAAAACTAAAGGCACATATCAATTACAAGAAATTAATGTAAATGATTTATTACAAAATATTTTAATACAATATTTAAAATTACACCCTTTAAAAAAAGAAAAGAATTTTTATTTACTTGTAGATTATAACGGCGAAGAATTAAAACAAGTTAATAGTATTACAAGAATTTTAAATAGAATATTTGATAAAAAGATAGGAGTTAGTATGTTAAGAAATATTTATTTAACAGATAAATTTCAAAAACCATTAGAAATTTTAAAAGAAACTGCTCATAATATGGGGACAAGTAGCGGAACAATACAAAATAATTATGTTAAAATAGATAATAAATAAAAAAAATATATAATTATATATTATATTATAATGAATGAATTTACACTAAAAGAATTAAAAGAATTAATATTATACAACTTAGAAAAACATACAAAGAGAAAATATAAGAATAAAAAAAAAATTAATAATTTTATTAAACCAAATTATAATAAAAAATATGAAGTAAATGATAATAATTTAGATGATTTTACATTAAATTTTGGTTTAAATTATTTAGAACCCAAAAAAAAATTAGAACCAAAAAAATCAAATAAAGAAAATGATGATTGGTTTGATATTGGTTCGGGGCATTCAAGAGTTCAATCTGTTTTAATACCTAAAAATAAATTTACAAGAGAACAGGCTATAAATTATATTGTTAAACATTTTAAATATAAAAAAATAGATGAAACAAAAAAATATTATAGATTCAGACAATTTAATCCTAATAAAAATTGTCATTATATTTCTAAAAAACTGACTAATGGTGTTATACTAGTTATTGAATATGATAATGAAATGGGGGGTTCTTTATCTGTTGAAGATTTTCAAAAATTTATTTCTAATAGTTATAAACCTGTTCTTGATGAAATAGGAGATTTTCAATTAGTTGATTCAATATCTGATAATGAAGTTCAAGTTTTTAAAAATGATAAAATAAAACAACTTGTAATAGTTTTTAGAGGAACAGAAGGAACTATGAGAGATTGGAGTAATAATTTTAAAATGGGTATTGGAAGATATAAATCAACTGAAAGATTTCAACGTTCTAAAAAAATATTTGAAGATGCTTTAAGAATGTTTCCCCATTACTCTATAACTTTAGTTTCTCATTCTCAATCTGGAATGATTACGCATTTATTAGATGATGAAAGAGTTCATGAA